TATGTATCTTCGGATCATATTATCCATGGAGTAGCGACAACTTCATGTATAAATCTTTGCGGATTCACTTCTAGAGCAGAGGGTGAGATTCTAAAGTCGTATCTGCACGTTTTCATAAAAGAAAAATTACAAAAACATTCGCTCCAGTTTCGAATGAAGCTGTGATATTGTTTTCCGAACCAGGAGATAGTAACGCGGGTTTAGTGACAAATGAGATGACATCATGGATCTTTTAGATTGCCATGCACAATATCGGAATTTGTTTATGAAAGTTGGTTCAAGGACCCTTTGTCCCGACCCAATTAACCCTACCGTTCCCGTCTAGTGCTACGTAAAGAATGCTAAGTTGCCAGCAGCGGTCTTAGTGAATCATGCGTGGACTCCGATGACATCCCGTGGCGGGGTGTGCTGCCATCAGGTTGAGATATACGAATCACATATAGCTGAAAAGAGATTGTAGAGCAAAAAGGAAAATTTAAAAACAAAACAAACAACAAACTGAGCAAGGCTCACATGGAATCACAACAAGAGAATGTAATCAGGGAAACCGCCACAGACAACATTGACATAGTCGACATGCACCATCTTGCACATAGAGAAGGTAATGTCGCTTTGACGATACCAGTTCACGAGTACTTGAAGCCTATCGAAGGCTTTATGTTCGGCGTCGGAATGGGATTTACGACCGTGTTTCAAAACTATTTGATGGCTTCGGCCATTAGAGAAGTTTTTGATGACATGATTGAAGATCGAAGAGGAGATTTTAACCCTGAGATCCCCCAGAGACATTTGGAGGATCCTCAGTTGCGCCAGAGGTTTTACGACCCAGATTTGACGGAGACAGACGTACGACACATTTATTACGACGAGTTCATTGCCAATAATGGACCAGGAAGTGATCGAGTGCGTCGCGCTATTGCGACCACACGTGTTCGTGTTGAGTATCCTTACGAGGATACCATAGCAGACCATATAGTTGCAGTTCCGAGAGAAAGACAAGAGATCAGAGCACAAGGACATATGAATGTTCAAGCCCTTTCGAATCTTCCTCCCCTTTTGGAGGAAGAAGATGCTGAAGAGGATTTGGATGACTCAGAGGAGGATAGACCATTGAGTGCTAAGGAACAGGAAGATGAGGATGTGAAGGAGTTTGGACAGAAGTGTATCGATTTCATGCGTGCAGCGCGTGATGTTGGTATTGAACTTTATCCAGACCAGGTTTACAAGATCATGTACAAGTATACAGAGCAGATTTCCATTGAGAACGTTTGCGGTTACAAGACCGAGACGGACGTTATTAAGGAAGTCTTGCAAGAGAATTTGGAGCTTGACATGAGCCATTCAGATGCAAAGTTGGAACACTTACAAGAGTGGTTCCCAGAGGGGCCCTCACCAGGGCTCAAACAATTTTGCATAGATCAGATCAAGAATCACAAGAAGAGGAAGTTGGAGATGTACGAGAGAGATTTGGCTTTATTGCCAACCCTTGCAGAGAAGGTTTGGCGTCCGCAGGTACCAGACCTAGCGAGCGCTTACAAGATAGTTAACGACATGAACGGACTTGAACCCGAGTTCGTTTATGAAGGAGACCAGGAGGAATTGGACCCACCCATGTTTATTGGGAGGGGCCATATGTTCACAGATTGCTTTGATCAGGTTGACCATCGACAGGAGGTCGAGGCCAATTATGATTACGCAACAGAGGAGATTGCTTCCGTTTTGCGACGATTTGGAGACGTTCATGTTAACAAATCAGTCGCGAGGACGGAATCAAGGAACAAAGGACGTTTCAAACCAGAGATTGTCATTGTGAAAAAAGGAGAGAATTTTATACCGAGGAAAGGTGCCCGACTCATAGAAGTGAGCGGGGAATGTGACATTCAATATGCCACAAAGGTGCTGAAAGCATACAGGAAGGCACCACCTTTGGTTCGGTCCAGAGTTTTGGAGGAAAAGATGACAAAGAAGAGAGACGTTTCAAGGAGACAGGCTCGAGAGGAGAAAGGAAAAGGACACATGTTTGGAGGATCAATGCTTGAGACTGTTGAGAAGAAGATGACCTCGCTCAAGACAGAAATAGTTGAACAGATTCGAGAGGAAGCGAGAGTCACACGAGAGATATTCGAGGAGACCAAGTTTAGAGCCAAGCGAGCGGCGGCGGGCCCTGCGCCCGTTGTTGACGGTAGCATTGTTGGTGCGGCCGCAGCGATGAAGTTCGAGCTTGGTTGCCCGGTTTTCTCGACCGCAGTGGATGCAGCGATTGCCTTACCGGCGATTGCGGTGTTCATTATATCAGTTCACAAACTGAAGCAGGAGGTCACGACACGATGGATTTTGGCGGCGATAGCGTCAGGATCCATTGTGTTGGCCAAGACCTACTCTTTGGTGAGCAAATTGCTGATACCATTCATTGCGCAATTGAGGAAACTTGTGCCCGGACAAGGGCACATGCACGGAGGAGATTCAGACCCAATTGAGGAGATGCTACGTAGCGATCCCGCCGCCCTGGAGGTGATGGAATTGCTTCGTGGCTTAGCCATCAGTTCGGGCGGCAGAGCAGAGGATGTTACAGCAGGATACACAACCACTTTCAACGCGAATACAGACTACAAATCGAAGTTTTACGAGCAGTTCTCGCGCTGGGGTATTGACGGACATCATTTTGTTCGTATGGCGATGGAAGTCCACCCGGACACCATTGCCAACCCGCAACAAGGTAAGTGGGTGATCGTCGGTGTCCTTAATGGAGCCGATGGTCAGCCCGCTATGGTTGCCCCTTCATGGGGAAAACAGAAGCGGGATGCTGAACGGATGATGTACTGGAAGTTCATGAGATGGATGAAGTGGGAATGCTGCCACCCTGAAGCTGTTTTCAAGGAGCACCACTGTGCGAAGACTTTTGCGCGCAGATTTGGTGTTTCGGATTACATGAAGACGATTGAGAGTAAGGGAGCAAATGTCCCCATCCCGCAGGGGAAGGGACATGGATTCACCGAGGATCTTATCAGCTCGATGTCACGCATTGGAGCCCTGGCCGTTGTGGCTATCACAGCCAAGACGGCCCCGAGTGGTAAGATGCTTGAGAAGGTGATGGGATTTGTTGGAAACTTCGGAAAGAATGTGGAAGGAATGCACGATTTTGGCACGACAGCGGTGTCCCTTTTGGAGGGACTGGTCAATACCATTTCGAAGGCCATAGGAGTCGATCAGATTAACCTTTTGGAAACGAGCATAACGGAGGTTGACGCATGGCGTGAGGACGCCATCAACTTCTGCAATGGCCATTCGAAAGCGAGTATGAGTGCAGTAACTAAGAACGAGTGCGACGTGCTGTACCAACGGTATTGTCGCCTTGTAGCGAAGTTCCCAACTGGGAAGGTTTCGAATGTCATTCGTATGGCGTGCGGACCCCTCGTGAAGGACATAGACAGGATTAGACAGGAGTTTTCAGTTTCCGGCATAGGCTTGAATCAGGCCAAACCACGACCATTGTGGGTACACATAGTAGGAAGCCCGGGAGTTGGAAAGAGTCTTTCGATGATACCCGTTTTCCGACGGATTTTGTTGAGAGACATGCAGGCCAATGGTGCTACAGTAGAACAGTTACAGGACTTGAAGTCAGGATCTTATGACCATGCCTACATCATTAACTCCTTCGAGGAGTATATGAGTGGGTACAGAGAGAATTTTGCAGTGCTTGGGGACGACTTCGGTCAGTTCCTGCACGCGAAGGGAGATCCTGGAGAGTTTAACAAGTACTTTGTGTTTGCTGGAGAATTTCCGGCGAACGTGACGATGGCGGACCTCGCTTCGAAGGGTAATACCTATGCGAGGTCACGTTTCATTTTCACGACGTCCAATTTGACGATCAAGCAGTTGGACGCACAATTGAGAGAGAATATATTGACAACACCAGAGGCGATGCTGAGGAGGATGGACATGATCTTCTACTGCTATCCAGCGGAGAAGTATCGTGTTGATGGTTGGGAGGACACAAACGACCAACTTGCATATCGCCTTGACCCGAAGAAGTTGCCGGTTGGCGATGGATTTGTGTCAGATGCGATGGTTTTCCAGCGGATGCGTCCGGTCTGGAAGAACGGTAACATTGACCGAGTTGATGGAGAAGCGAGGTTGCAGAACCTTGACATGATGACGAACAATGTTTATCGTGAGTTTGGGATTCGCATGGCACAGTCTGAGGCATACGCAAAGAAAATTGACGATGACTTTTGTCGAGAGGTCGACGAAGCCATTGCCGATGCTGAGCGTCTGCGCGGACGTGGACATATGCAAGCGATACCCGAGGAGAAGGAAAAGAAGGAGAAGGAACCGGCAAAGGGTGAGACATCGCCCCCACCGGAACCATTGTCCCTTGAAGGAGCTACACACATACCAGATGACCAGCAACGGTTTTACTGGAATGTCAAGGCAAGAGCGAGAGACATGAAGCCTGAGTCCCCTCAGCTGAATGAGAGTGATATTGAGTACGCTGAGAGGAATGTTGAGGTTTTCAAAGAGGACACGGAGTTTGCGCTTCAGTTGATTGAGGTTTTGGGCAAGATGCAAATTGAGCCCGAGCGCCTTAAGACATTGGTTGCGAAGCTACAGGCCCCCGTTTCGCGGGAGGAGATAGATATACGGATACATACGTTGCTCACGCGAGCACTTTCACAGGTGTTTGCGGGGCCGCTTGATGACCGTATTGTGTGGACGATGGTGGGTTCTACCTGCCGTCCGTCTTACACTTCGATGATGGATTTGCCCGGAAGAGACGAGGCTTGGTTGACTCTTGTCTGGCCCATAAACAAGGAGCGGTGGTGTCATTACTACCGCACAAAGAAGTTGGAGCTAGAGAAAGAGAAGCCACAGGACCTGGCGGAACAGTTGGAAGCTGAGACCATGATGGAGAGGTTGAAGAAGAGTGTCACCAAGGCAGCAGAGAATGTTAAGAACATGTTTACCGCTTACTTTGAGTTTACAGGATGGTGGGGGATTGCAGCCCCCGTCATCGCTGGAACGCTCTTAGTTGGAGGCATAGCGTGGTGGTACTTGAGTGGAGACACTGAGGTTGAAGGAGAAGGACATTCTGCTCACCGACCGATGGCGAGCAAGAAGAAGGCGACGGTTCAGAGAGGAAAAGGACACGGAGTCGACAGTGCCGTTTACGACATAGCCGACGCAGTGTGGAACAGTTGCTTCTTCGGACTCACCGCACCCAGCGGTGATGTCATTACGCATAGCATAGTCACAGGAAAGGAAGCCATTATACCGCGTCACGTGCGGGAAGTGGTGCGACAGGCTATAGCGAAGAAGGACATCGACGCTACCACGATCTTCACGTTTAGGCCTGTGTCCGCGCCTGGGATGACCGTTGAGAACGGCTTTAAGGTGCGGGCAGATCAGATAGCCAATGCGTGGAGTGAAGGGTTGTGGGAGAAACGCGACCTTGCGTTCCTCGTCTTGCCTATACAGAAACGAGCAGACATTCGGAGATACCTCTTTTCAGAGAAGGATCCATACCTCAACGGCGACGAGCAGGATATTTTGCTTCTCTTGGAGCGCGCTAAGAACCCGGGCCACCAGCTGATGGTTAAGGTCCTTGGAGAGTGCTTCTATGAGAAAAATGTTTATGACGTCGGAGGTGTGGATTACAGGTCGGAGCGAGTTGTTCAAATAGATTCAGCTCTGCCTGGTTCTGGGGATTGTTGTTCACCATATTTCGTTATTGCGCCCGACTCTGGAGGAAAGAAATTGTTGGCTTTGCATATAGCCGGCAATGAACAGACCTGGAGTTTGGGTACGATTTTTTCGAGAGAGATGTACGACACCATGGATGGCATGCGTCGTAAGGACGAGCGTGTCTTCCCAGAACTGCCACCTACCGCAACCGGTCACATGAAGTTGGCCTTGGACGGGCGCGAGACCCCGAGTGGGGGCGCGTTCCAACCTATTGGTCGATTAATCAAGCCGGTGTGGCAACCGTGGCAAACGGAACTACGAGAAGCCTTCGAGGGAAGGGAGTGGTGCGAGCGAAAGCTTGCGCCTGCCCCGATCTCGAAGAAGGAGGCATTTCATAAGGCGGTGGAGTCGTATGGGAAACCGTACACCCCGTTGTCGGAGGAAGACCTCAAGATGGTGAAACTAGCCTGTCAAGGCTGGTTATCATCAGCAGAGAAAGCCGTCAAGAACAAGAAACAAGTCCCTAGAAGGGTCCTGAGCGATAAGGAAGCAGTGTTTGGTGGTGAGAAGGGCTCCGCTCTTGGAGAACTTTTCACTGCAATGAACTTTGCAACGTCACCTGGAATCATTATAGGTGAGGAGATCAAAGGACCTGGAAAGAAGGAATTTTTCTATCGGACGGCCGATGGAACAGATGTGATCACGGAGAAAGGAGAACGATTATTGAATCGGGTTCGCCTTCAGGTAGCAATGCTGAAGAAGGGGATCCGTCCATTTTTTGTCTTCCGTGATTTCCTCAAAGATGAGTTACGAAAGAAAGCGAAAGTTGCAGCGGGCATGGCTCGGTTCATTTCTGGCAGTCCCCTTGACTACCAGATTTTGTGCCGTATGTACTTTGGCGCGTTTGCAGCATTTGTACAACAAGGATATACGCGCAATGGTACTGCCATCGGCATGAACCCATTCCACGGAGATTGGCATCAATTTGCCGAGATCCTGCGGAAGTACTATAAGTTCAATGCCGGTGATTTTGCCCGATACGACACGTCACTCCACCCGGAGATTATGTTGGCAATTTGCGACATGATCAACAAGTGGTATGACGATGGAGAGGAAAATGCAGAGATACGGAAGTTGTTGTTCCTGGAGGTAGTGAACTCGAGACACGTCTTTCTGGACGTTATCTACGAGTGGCACGGTTCTGAACCTTCGGGGCATCCGCTTACCGCAATTCTCAATTCGATCTATACGAGCATCTTTTTCCGTCTCGTCTTTGGTCACAAGAATCCCCGTGGGAAGTGGGCGATCGTTGAATTTGACGATCACTGCTACTTCATGGGGATGGGGGACGATCATGTCCAAGCCAATGATGAGTATGCCGCGCAGTTCATGACACCGATCAACGTGAAGGAAATTGCGGAGAGATATGGAATGAGCTACACGACGGCAGAGAAGGAAGAGGTGAACGAAAACACCCCCTTGCTGGACTTTGAGAATGTCACGTTTCTGAAACGTGGTTTTCTCTATGGTCCGGATTTTGGGGAGTGGTGCGCCCCACTTGCACTGGACACCGTTCTCGAGATGGCCTTATGGAGTCGCGGGGACACGGAATTGGAGCGCACACGCAATGTTCAACAGACCTTCGATCACGCAGTGGTGGAGTTGTCCCTTCACCCGAGAGAGGTCTTCAACAAGTACGCACCGTCCATGTTTACAGCATTCAAGGAGGTCTACAGGTTCTCGTACCCGATACAAGATTACGAAACACTTCGTCAGAAGAGTCGGGACAAGGACTTCGCCCCAGGAGGATGGTGAGTACCAAGCTGGCAGGGGTTGGCCACCCTTGCCTAAGAAACACGCGCCGACGGACCTTTGGAATTTTCTGTCCCAGGCAGCGGGCTGTGGTGGGCTATTTAGCCGGCGGCACCACGGGAGCAGCCCTCCCAAGTCTTATGACGCCACGAAAACCCCCAGGCGGATGGTTTTACCCGACCAAACCGCATTGGTGTAGTAAAGGGGTAGCTTCATCAGCACCAGAAACGAACAATCCGGTCACCGCTAAGGCGGAACCGACCGAGACACATGTCACGACAGTTGAGAACAACGACAGGCAGGTTGTCATGGCCAAACCAGAGTTGCCCATAAGTTTGTCACTGATTGAGTCGTCATCGACTCATTTTGTGCAGGACAGTATCAAAGATTTCCTGCGCAAGCAGATAGACTTGGGCGAGTTTGGGATTGGCACGGCAACCACAGGCATTGTTGCGTCGTTCAGGGTTCCTGAGGATCTTCTACTTCCCATGTATACGGACAAGTTGAATGGTTTTCACGGTTTCAGACCGAACAAGACCGTTTTTCAGATCATGTCCAATGCGAACGAGTTTCAGCAAGGGAGGTTGATAGCCTTTTGGCACCCATTTCGGCAATTCATGCCATCGTCGTTGCGCTCGGCGCGCGAGAACTCCTTGACAACGATCACGCAGATGCAGCGTGTGGAGATGGATATCAACTGTGATTCACAAATGCAGATTGAGATTCCGTGGGTTTCACCATCAAGCTTTTACAATTTGATTGCCCCTGGTGGTGGGCTAGCTGGCAGCGATAATATCGGTACACTGGTCATTTACGTGTACGCTCCGTTGAAGACGGGGACTGGCAGCAATGCCTATTCCATCAAGATCTTTGGGCATTTCGAAGATGTTGAATTGGTGAATCCCACCGTTAACACCATCACGGTCACTAGTGAGGTCGCAACGAGGAGAGCGATGCGCGTCGGTCGTGGACACATGAAGACGAACATCAAGAAGAAGAAGGGAAAGGAGGAATCGCACACGGGACCCATTTCTGGGCCTTTGTCCGTGATCTCGAGTGTAGCTACAGTGGCAGGCGCCATTCCGATCTTGACTGAGATCGCAGCGCCCGTCGCTTGGATTGCCGCGCTTGGTGCAAAGGCAGCCGCGACATTTGGCTATTCAGCGCCTCGTGTGAATGAGGTGATGTTGGGCCAACCACGCGTTACATTGTGCCAGTTCGGTAACTCGGATCATCCGGTGCAAAACGTCAAAGCTCTAGCTCTTACGTCGTCAAACCAGGTTCCCTGGGTGGCGTTCGCAGGAACAGCAGAGGACGAGATGGCCCTGCTTTACTTGATTCGCAAGAAGGCGTGGGTTGGAACGTTCAGCTGGACGACATCGGATTTGCAAGGACAAGACCTGAAGGATTGGGTCCTAGCACCGTTCACGTGGGAACTCGTGCAGAGCGTTGGACCAAGTGGCACAAATGTTCTAGCTGCGCCACCAGTTTCTTTCCTCGCTAACCTCTTTGCTTACTACAGAGGTTCTTTCGAGATGACGTTCAAGTTTGTCAAGACGATGATGCACCAGGGCAGATTGGTAGTGGCCTTCTACCCTGGTCTTACAGCCGCGGGCCCTACGCTCGAGGATTCGTCGTTTGTGCACAGACACATCATTGATATAAGCGAGGGAAATGAGTTCACGCTCAAGTTCCCATACACATACCAGACAGCGTTCGTGAATACGGAGGTGTCCTATGGGGTGATGTCAATTTACGTTTTGAACGAGTTGACAGCCCCCAGCACCTGCTCAAGCACGATCGATGTTCTGATGGAAGTCTCAGGAGGTGAAGACTTCGAGTTTGCGTTCCCCAGAACGAAATTGATTTCCCCTTACATAGCAGAGGGGTTCGCGGACCCACAACCAAGACCTCCACGTGCAGAGTTACGTGGTAAGGGCCACATGAATGTTGAGGCATGCAAAATTACCCCACCGGTTGGTGTTGGTAATTCCAGTCCTTCGTCGCAGAGTACAAAACCAGCGGCGATGTGTATTGGAGAGAAGATCATGTCGATCCGACAATTGCTTCAAGTGTTCACACAGGCTCAAATCATTACGACCAGTGCCGTCGGCCGAATTACGGTTCGTCCGGGAGTCCCAGGGTTGATGAGCGCTTCGGGCGCCGTCTTCACTGGTTCAGACCTTGCCGAGGACTACTGGTCCATCTTTGCACCCATGTACGCCTTTTGGAGAGGCGGCATGCGATTGTTCTTCACCGCGAACGCAGCGAATGCAAACTGGTTCGCGGCGCAAACGGGTACTTGCTGGTTGGATTCTACTTCAGTGGCTGATGCAGTCACATATCCAGCAAACTCGAATGTGCCGCAACTAGCGCGCATACAATTAGAGGCGAGGAGCATGAATGGCGGATTGTTAGCAGAGGTCCCTCAGTACGGGAGGGTTCCTTTCTTTCTAGTTCGCCCAAACTATCGTACGACACTCGGTGGGACGGCAGTCCTGTCGACGAACGATCTATATGCAAACCAATGTGGTGTGACCTATCTGGACACTACAGCGACGACACAAGTCGCGGTTTATCGTGCGATAGCAGATGACACCCAGTTAGGGGGTTTTGTGTGTGTTTTACCCTACGTAAAAAACATACCTATGCCGGCGATCGAGCCGGTTAAGGGAGACGTTAGCTTTTCGTCTCCCCTTCCTATATCTACAGCGGACATACCGTCCGCGCCTAAGTCCACAGTTACGAGTGGACCCCTGGTGGCCCCAGGAGCGGCGCGGAATTGGGCTGTTTGACCGCACAGCTGTAGCTCTTTAGGTGGGTACAGAAAAAGCCCTAGGAGGAGTCGGGTTAGAGGGACTTCACATGAAAAGTGTGTAGGCCGTAAGTTGTGAGAGGCGGGATTGTTCCGCCCACGGCTAACTTTGCCGTTCCGTTTGAATCGAAAGATATGACGGAGGCCGCAGTAACTAGCGGTTCATTTGAAAGATGACG